GCATGATCTGCCGCTTGTACTCTTCGTCAGAGACAGCAAAAGGATCAGGCAGAGCCGGTACGTTAGGCCGCGACTGAGTTACAGGACGCTCAATTTCTTCTAGGCGCTTTCGCAGTTGTTCCGCTTCTCGCTCCATCTCTCGGAGCTTAAACGTCTTCTTGCCAATCGCTTCGTCAAAGATGCGTTGCTGCTTCTCAGTAAAGATAGGTTTATCGTGAGTCTCCTCACTATCCGTTGACGATTCGGAATCTTCCTCAACATCTTCTTCAGTGTCGGGTTGATCTTCAGTTTCGTTAGTTTCAACTGGCTCCTGCTCTTGTTCTTCAGGAGTATCATCAAAATCATAGTCCGCTGGTTGCGTCATAGTTTGCCCTTATAGGTGAGATGCCCAGAAAAGGTCTGGTGGCCTTTATATAATTTAACACTGTTCGTCAAAAAGGACAATAGTTAGCGGTTTTCGCCATTTATTCAATAGGTCTTTCTTCTTCCTGTGGCATAAGCTGGCGTAGTGCTGACAAACTAATCGTGCCGCCTGCTGCTGTAGCCAATAGGTTGGCAGAGCCTCGCATAGCTGGGTCAAAGGCAGCATTGACTGATCGAATGTTTGATGGGTCAAAGATAATGATTTCATTACCAAACATGTTCAGCCCATCAAATCCTTTTTCTTTTAATCGTCTTTGGATTTCTTCTTGCTGACGATTATACCCAGCCGGTGCAACCCCTTCAGACATCATCTGCTGACGCGCAGCCTCCCAATCTTTTTCGCTGGCAATCTTGCCTCTTGCGTATAAAGGCATGACGTTTGCGCCCTCCTTGTATCCTGTCTCTATGCCTCTGTTTTCTCTAATATACCTATCAGAATACTTTGCATTTGGGGCGGTATACACGCCTTTACCAAATTTTAGGAACCCGCCGTCAGGAACTTCAAAAGCATCAAAAGAAGCATTAGTTGAATGATACAGAGGTCGGCTGGTATCAAACCCCTGCTCTGCCGCCCTCTGCATCCTAGCGTCAGTGGACATATCCATAGCGCCCTCTAACGGGCTAGGTGATGGTGTGGAAAGATTTTTAGGGTTCTTCAAACTTTCGTAAATTTCTCGCGTAGCGTCATCAAACGTCATGTCCTTTGGAAGCGGCATGGATCGCGCACCAGATAAAATCTGCAATGATGTGCCGGTTTCGTCTAACATTTCTACGGCATCGTACCCAAGGTTTCTAGCCACAGCACCACGCAAGCCCTGCGCCAAGTTGCTTGCTGTAGCTGAGTCACCCTTAAACAAATCTGCATAATCCTCTGGGTCTTGATCAATGATGTTTTTATCTTCAGTCACATAATCAAATGCTCGTTCAATCTGCTCATCATCCCAATCAGGATGCACAGCCCTCACTGCTTTTTGATAGTCTTCATAAGGAACGTCATACTTCAAATCATAATGGCGCAGTATTTTTGCTTTTGGGACAACAAACGCATGAGTAAAGTCGCCATACATGCCAGCCCTTGGCCCAGCAAAAACGCCATCAAACTCAGCGCCACCCTGCCTATACCTTGGCAAAACCGTAAATGCTGACGGCTCATTGCTTCGATGAAATGTAATTTCATAGTCATCAGGATTTGCCGGCCTTTGCATCACAGCCGCTTGAGGCGCATCTACTACACCCTCTAACGGACTTGTAGCGCCTCTTGCCGCCCTTGCCGCAGCATCGCCAAACCCTTCAACAATGTCTCCAGCAGCCCTTCCAGCTTTAATTAATCCACCAGCCAGAGGCAGCACACTAATACCGCCTAACGCCATGCCAAGCAGGTCATCATCACGCCTTGCCCGTTCAAAATCTCTAAACCCTTGCGCTGTACCAATGCCTGGCGCAAACCCCATGCCTATGTCAGCAAGCGTCTCACCCAAGCTCATATCCTGTGGCGTGTCTAATGACGCAAACCTTCGCGCTCGATCAATCATGCCCATGTTCTGCGGTACTGGTGCAGTAGGCATCTGACCTTGCTGTGACAGAATGCGATCTCTTGCGCTTGGTATCAATCTGCGTAGTGCTGACTCGGCCATGATTAATACTCCTCGTCCTCTTCTTTTGCTTCCCATGCCTGACACACTCGCAGGTTATGGCAGACGAACTCGAACTTAGTGCAGTAGCCTCGACCGCCGCCATCAGCGTCATACTCATCCTCTGGCACTACTTCCATCATCTCCAGCTTTTCAGGGGAGTTGTTGAAGTATTCGCAGTTGCCACACATCTGCCTTCGAGCCTCTGCTGGCTTTACGCTCCACGCCCTAGCCATCATGCGATAGTAGTCAGTGTTGTCGGTGATCGTTTCCTCTGGGCCAAACTTCCAGTTCTCAATCACGTTGACTCGATTCTCTCGGTTAGTCTTCGCAGTGAATGGCTCTTCCTGCTGGATAATAATGGTCATGCCTTCTAATGGGTTCACTTGTTATCTCCTAAACGGATTGAGTGCGCTAACGATCTTCAACTGGTTGTCGATCTGTTTGCCCTGAGTATCGACCGTATCCTTCTCAATACTAGCTCCAGCCTGTTGAGCTTTGATCTGGGTGTTCATGCGCTGAGTCTGTGCGTTGAATGTTTCCAGTTGCAGTGCAGCCTGATCAGCCTGATTACTGAGTTGCATTTTCTGCGCCTCAAGTTGAATCTTGGCGGTTTCCAGTTGCAGCCTTTGAACCTCAACTTGCGCTTGCATCTGCTGTGCTTGCGCCTTAGCCATCTCAGCCTGAGCCAGTACCATTGCCGGGTCTTGCTGCTGCTCCTGACCCTGTGCGCTCTGCTGTAGCTGCGCGATCTCTTCCTCAGTCATCTGGGACTGCGGTATCAGACCCTGTGACATCATCTGGAGACGCTTACGCTCACCAATCTGGGTAGCTGCACTTGTTGGGATAGCGTTAAGCAGGATGTCGCCGGCCATGCCAATGATTGACGGATCGACCTTCGCAATCTCAATGATAGTCTCAATCGTTTCTTGCTGACGGTTGCGGAAAGATGCGCCAGCTCGACAGGTAACACTGTACTGACCCTTTGTTAGATCGTTCAGCGTAATAATCTCACCTGTCTGGTTGTCAATGACCGGCTCGTTTAGAACCTGCATCTCAGTGCTGCCGTCCTCATAGAGCAGCCTGACCGTTCTCTGCGCGTCATAAACCTTCGGGATAGCCTTAACTAACAGGTCACCAGTGGCCGCAATAGCAGACTCAAGCGCCCTGAAGTATTTGATTGTGCCGTTGTCGCCCTTGCTCTGTAGGCGCTCGATTGCCACGCCTGATTGTAGGCCAGGGTTATCGCCCATGTTCGCAGCAAACATGCCAGCAGTCTGACCAATGATCTGACGCATTGACTCGCTGATCGTGCGTAGGCCTGGGTTAACTTGTGCGCCACCCTGCTGCTGTGGTGCGCCTGGCATCTCTGGATCGTTGTTGTAGAACTGCACTGGATCAGAGTTGGTGTTAAGTGTAGCCAGTGTGTCTTCATGCCCAGCAGCCTGCGTAAGCGTCATCCAGTATTTAGCTCTTGGAGCTAATGCGCCTTCCTCGATCTCTCTGGATAGGCTGTAGTTCAACACACGCTGGGGATCAAGTAACTTTTCAACAACACCCCAATAGATGGTCTTGTTTTCAACAATTTTGAAGTTGCCGTAAACAGGGATGATTGGGATGCGATCAAAAATGGTTTCTTCTTTCTCTTCTAGCCAGTCGGTCTGATCAAAGAAGTGCGAACAGACAACAGTCTTATAAGCCTCACGCCGTCTAACCTCTTCGATACCCAGTGCTGCTAGCTCGTCCTTGACCTTTTCAAAGTCATCGTCAATAGAGTAGACAGCGCCATTGCTCATCAGCACAAGCTCACATGCCTGCTGTTCAGTGTAGAAGAGCTGCCCTACAACGATGACCTCAGCCTTGTCGTAGTATGCATCGCCCTCTCTATCAATGGACACGGATGCCTGAGAGCCTTCTGGGTATCGCTTCATGTATTCGTTAGCTGACATAGCATGAAGCAGGAAACCGTACTGAGCGTCAGACTTGTCTTGCAGGTAGGCAGCAGGGTCAAACCATACGCGATCAATGAAGTTAGCCACCGGCTCGATTACTAGGTCTTGGTCAAACGATTGTGGGTCAGTGTACTTGTGCGACACCATCCAGCCATCGTAGCCAGCCGTTGCCATGCCGCGACCAGCGTTAATGTAGATGTCCTTGGCTCGACTCATGGCTTCAATGTTTCTAACCAGACCATCAATGACCATTGCCGTTTCTTTGGATGCTGGGCCAGACATTGGGCTGACCTTGATGTCAAAGTCTGCCTGCTCAATCTCAGCAGTCACCTGATCGACAATAGGGTTGACCATGTCAAAGGTGTATCTTGGCTTGCCGACATTGTTCGTCCACCAGTAGGGTTCCCACTGTCCATCGCGCTTATCGCAGAACAGGTTGGCCTCACGCGCTTTCTCACGGTTATCGTGATCAGCCTCCTGTGCAGCAGAGAGTAGATTCAGGACTGTTTGATGACTATTAAAGTCGATCTGGTAATCAGTCTCTGTGTATTTAGCCATCATGACCACCCTTTAAATTTGATCGTTGCGACCTTCTCCAGCTTAGGCTTAGGTCGGTACATTGACATCATTAATGCATCGCCCATGTTGGGTGACGGTATCTCGTATGGCTTCTTCGCCATCTCAATTTTGCTCATGATCTGTATTTTACCACTATTTGTACGTTTTAGCGGTATCCGACACACTTCTGAGCGTAGCTGATCGAGTTTCTCAATACTCGATGACAGTGAGATCATCTCATCTGGATTGATGTACTCACCCTTGCTGACAGCCCTGTGCGTTGCCTCAAACCTGTCTCTGAGCCTCCAGTAATACTGTGCGCGTT